GGATACAAGTAATGTTACGAATATGAACAGCATGTTCGATGGCTGCTATTCTCTCGTATCAATCCCTCAGTTGGATACAAGTAATGTTACGAATATGAACAGCATGTTCGATGGCTGCTATTCTCTCGTATCAATCCCTCAGTTGGATACAAGTGGGGCGATGAGTATGAACAGCATGTTCAGTAACTGCTGTTTTCTCGTATCAATCCCTCAGTTGGATACAAGTGGGGCGGTGGGTATGAGCAACATGTTCAATAACTGCCGTTCTCTCGTATCAATCCCTCAGTTGGATACAAGTAATGTTACGAATATGAGCAACATGTTCAATGGCTGCTATTCTCTCGTATCAATCCCTCAGTTGGATACAAGTGGGGCGATGAGTATGAACAGCATGTTCAATAAATGCTATTCTCTCACTCACGCCAACCTAAAGAACGCAAAACACGCTTATCAATTTGACTACTCCGCACTCTTGAGTAAAGAGTCCCTGCTTTACATCATCAACAATGAAGCAGCTACAAGTGCCATCACAATTAAACTCGCATCATACGCATACACAAGACTCGCAGAAGATGCAGACATCGTGGCAGCCTTGGCAAATCATCCTAATATATCAATATCACAGTAATATGAAAGAGATACGCGCAAAGGAAGGCCACTACCTCTCGCAGACGAGTGAGAATGGCGAAAGAATATATATTACCGCAATCAAGGGAGCGAGAATCAACGAATCCGACTGGAGGGATGCGAGTCAGGAAGAACAGGAGGCATACACCGACCTTGACGGATGCAACAACTACGATGAAGTCCTTTCTGCAAAGGCAGAGGTGGCTGATAACATGGCAAAGGTCACTCGCAAGATCAACTACATCGGACTGACTGATAACGAGGCCCTTTCCGTAAAGGAACTCTATCCGAGATGGGAGGACAAGGTGAATATGACGATAGAGGTAGGCTACATCACACTCTATAATGACAAGCTATGGAGGGCAAGGCAGACGCATACCGCATTGGAGATTTATCCTCCTTCTCTTGATACCGCTTCGCTCTATGAGGTAATTGTGAAAGACCATGAAGGTACTATGGAAGATCCTATTCCTTACACGCCTCCGATGGAGATATTTGAAGGCAAGTATTACACTCAATTCGATGTGCTTTATAAGTGTATCAGAAGCAGTGGAACGGCCTTGACGCACGACCTTTATGACCTCAGGGAAATGTATGTTGAAGTGATATAATGAAAAGCTCCCTGCTTTAGTGGGGAGCATAGAACTTGACAAATGGAAAGACACGTAGACAAGTACATATTCTTCGTATGCCTCGGATTCTCTCTGGCACTCTTTGTCGGAGGCTTCTTCTGCCCGCCGATGGGAGTGATTGACGGTTCGGTCCTCAAGGCCGGCGGCATCCTTCTCGGTTTCGCCACTCTCGCAGTGGCCGGGCAGAACCTCGCCAATGGCAAGGATGTGATATTCCACCATGGAGAGACCGGGGTGACGATAGGAGATAATGACAATAAAGAGGAAAATAATGGCTGAATTTCATCTATTTGCTCCGCTTCTCCACTCATTGGAGAAGGGAGTGGCTGACCATAAGGAGGACAAGGGAGGGTTCACCGTGGACGGTGTGACTCTCACCACCTTCCGCAGATACTATGGTGCGAACAAGACAAGGGAGGACCTTCTTGCGATGACTGCCGGAGAATGGGCCTTCATAATGAAGTCCGGCTACTGGGATAAGTGCAAGGCCGACCAGATAGACAATCAGAAGATTGCGGAGATCATCGCGGATTGGTGCGTGAATTCCGGCACGGCCCGCATCAGAGATGTGCAGACCATACTCGGAGTGAAGCCGGACGGAGCAGTCGGACCGTTCACTCTCAATGCCGTCAACTCCGCCGATCCGGAGGAACTATACCGGAGACTGATGAACGCAAGGGTAGGATGGTTTGAGAAGATTGTGGCGCGTAATCCATCGCAGAAGAAGTTTCTGAAGGGATGGCTGAACAGACTCAAACGACTTGAAGATGGCGAATAATGCGACATTTTTTGCGACAGCGACACTTTTGTCGCTTGTCGTTTCCTGTGCAGCTCCTTATGAGGCTGTAGAGGTGTTCGATACGGAGCTGGTCCATATCAAGGACAGCATCCGCTTCCGCGATAGTCTTATCCTTGTTCCCGTTCCAGAAGGGGCGGACAAGGCCAAGCTGCCGGATACTGATACATCATTCCTTCAGACCTCAATGGCAGAGTCGGAGGCATTCGTCAAGGATGGCGTATTGCACCATTCCTTGCGCAACAGGAGCGAAGCAGTCATTCCGATAAGGATAACTATACCGGAGAGGATTCGCACCGAGGAAAAGGGATTGACGCGCTATCTGAAGCAAGTGGAGAGGGTAGAGGTGGAGAAGGAACTGAGCAGATGGCAGAGGTTCCTGCAGGGCCTCGGATGGACTGCCTTGATTGCAGTCGTTCTATGGATAATTAACAAGGTACGACAATTAGTCGTATGATTCTTCATATTCATTGGTTTTTATGTGTTTTCCGCCTTTCGTAGTGATACGCGAGGCGGTTTTTGATTGGCACGATAGATGCATAGACAAAATTACCAAATCAATAAGGCGTTTTATATAGAATGGGAGTCGCAGGGATGCGACTCCTTTTCTTTGTGTTGAGGTGCGAACTAATTTTTGTGTCTACCAATATCGGATGGCTCTGATATTGTCTATGCTGATGCAGAGAATGAATGCTATGAGTATCGAGAACTGCCATAAGGACGCAGTGGCTGCAGTGGCCGCCGTCACAGGGATTTCGCCGGAAGAGATCACCGGAAGATGCAGAGCCCGCCATCTTGTCGATGCGCGCTGGATGGTGGCCATGCTGATGTGGAATCAAGGGTACTATCCGCGTCAGATTGCCGGACAGATGGGTGTATCTGTCAGATGGATTCAGAAGATTGTCGAGTGCTTCCGGGACCGCATCCGTTATTCGCATGATGACAGCCTGCGAAGAAACTGGGAAGAATCGGCGAAGATACTGCGAACTTGTTGAGGTACAGCGAATTATAATAGATATCATCTTTGCATTACGGTTAATGTTGACCGGATTTTAAATTTTATTCACTATGTCAGACACTAAGGTCTACCAATTCGGCACAGAAGGCAACGCCTCTCTGAACGCCCTCCTTCCTTTCCTTCAGCAGAAAGGAATCGATCCCGCTGTCCTGTATAATATGGGCAACAACGGTGGCTTCTTCGGCAATAACGGCTTCGAGAGCATCATAGCTCTTATCATCGTGGCCGCATTGTTCGGTAACAACAACGGCAATGGCATCTTCGGAGGTGGTAACAACAACTCTGCAGAACGTGAGCTTCTCGCTCAGATGATCCAGCGCAACGGCACCGATATCTCGCAGCTTGCTCAGACCATCGGCTGCTCTACTTCACGAGTGCAGGATGCCATCACTCAGGTATCGACTCAGATCTGCCAGCTTGCCGGTCAGAACGCAATGTCCTTCCAGCAGGTTATCAACTCGCTCCAGGCAGGCAACGCGGCTCTCGCAAGCCAGCTCTGCAACTGCTGCTGTGACATCAAGTCAGCCATCGCTCAGACCAACGTAGGACTCGAGAGAGGATTCTCAAGCGTGGCATACGAGACTCAGCGTCAAACCTGCGATATCGAGAAGGCTATCGCTGCATCGACTGCTCAGATCCTCGAAGGCCAGCGCGCTGCCGAGATGCGTGATCTTCAGGACAAGCTCGACGCTCTCCGCGAGAAGAACGCGCAGCAGGCGGTGATACTCAACAACGCCCAGCAGACAGCTCAGTTCCAGGCGATGCTCTCTCCTATCGCGGAAGATCTTGCAAGCATCAAGTGCAAGCTCCCTCGCACAGAGGTGATCCCTGCCACTCCTGAGTACGTGGCTGTGAACCGCAGCATCAACGTTCCGTACTGCGGATTCGGCTATGGCGCATTCGGTTTTCCTGGCACCTTCAGCAACGGCTGTAACAACTCCCTCTGGGGCTAACGAAGGAGGTGCAGTATGAGCACAGTATTACCATTGAGGATTAACACCAACGTCAACGGCATACCGTCCATCAGCAGCTTGTCGGTATCTGTGAACACCGCTGGAGACACTGTTTCCTTCGACTTCCAGAATCATCCGACCACCGGAGGGCCTTTCCGCGGATGGATAACCGTCAGACTTGCGCAGGCGGTACCTGCCGGCACGGCTACGACTGCTCAGCTGGTGTTCACCACCGAAGGCGGAAATCCGACACCGGTATATGGCTATGACGGAGCTCCGGCTACCGTAGAGAATCTCAGAGGAACGGGAGTTTATCTGTTCTGGTATGAGGGCTCGTCAAGGTACCTGCAGCTGGTGACTGGCAATTTTATATAAAAATATAAATCTATAAGGTTATGTTCCAGGGACTAAGAACCAATTCACTATTCTACATCCTCGAGAAGGGGGACAATCCTTCCCTCAAGGTCGGCAACGTGACTGCAGTGAGCAATCCTCAGCCGAAATTCAATCACTTCCAGCCGTCGCAGCCTTTCGCTCAGCCGGAGACCGTGGTCGACGTCAGCGTCAAGGTAGGCGAGCAGATCATGGAGTTCAAGCAGCTTCCTTCCAATCTTTCCATAGCCAACTCAGGCGCGGTGGTGGTGAGTGACAGCCGTGAGGCCATGGCTGCAGAGGTTGAGGCGATGCTTGCGACCAGCAGGCACATCCTCGACAGCATCCCTTACCACAAGAACGTGGTGGCATCGTGCGACGCGATGATGGCGGTGCTGAATCCTCAGATCGCAAAGGAGAGGGAGCAGGAGCAGAAGATAGGACACCTTGAGCAGAAGATGGGAGGCATCGAAGATATGCTCGGGCGGCTGGTGACCATGGTTTCGTCCCTGGAGCAAAAGCCTTCAAGAAGTAAGGAGGAATAGTATGTACATGATTGAAATTACAGAAGACAAGGCGTCCGATCTCAGTGAGAACATCGAGAAGGCTCTGAAGTACATGGGAAAGGCCATGCAGTGCATCGATGAGGCGATGTCTCAGAGCGGCGGAATGGGCGAGCGCAATATGGGCGAAAGAGGCAATTACGGCCTTGGAGGCACATACGTCACCCGCGCATCGGGCGGAGGCAGTGCCGGTTCCGGCTCAGGATCCTACGGAAACCGTGGCCGCTATGGCAGCCGCTGGGACGAGGACGATGATGACGACGACATGGGCGAGCGCCGCAGAAGACGCAGATAGTCATTCACCGGGGGAGGCGGGAGACCGTCTCCCTTTAATGAAGATATTATGAAAAGAAGAACACCGTTAGATATGTATGATGTCGAGATGATGCCTCCCGAGATGAAGGCGTATCTCCGTAACTATGGATATTCATTCTCAAAGAAGGCGTGCGAATTCGCCGTGTCTCTGATGAAGAAGAAGATCCGGAATTCTGATAAGACGGAAAGCATCGAGCCTTATTCCAAGGAAAAGGTAGAGGAGATGCTGGCAAGGTATGGCGTCAAGCTGGAGAACAATATCGGATACAACTTCGTCTATGTCGCCAATATGTCGCAGGCAGACTACCTCGGCGAGTCCATCGAGGATGAGCACCATCTGGCCAAGCACGTCAAGACCATCATCGACGACGTGGATGACAATCCTGAGAACGTCTTCAGGATGTGGATCGCCAAGATGGACGGTAACGGCATCCCTATTCCATGGGAGGATATCCTGTAGACCATGATTGCGCAGGATATATATCTTCCGGCATATGGCTGGCATTGCAGGGTATATTATGCGGTCACCGGATATTGGGCGGATGCTATCCTGGAAGATCTGCGACGGATAGGATGCGCTGGCGCTGACTACCGCCGTGCCCGAAAGAACCTGTATGCCGGCCATCTCGACACCGGACTCACCTACTCCAACAGGAGGATAGGGGAGAGCGTGATGGTGATAGGGCTTACCAGCTGTGCAGAGGAATTCGCGCATTCTTACGACCACGAGAAAGGGCACCTGTTGAGGCATATATCTTCAGCTTTCGGCATTGATCCTTACGGAGAGGAACAGCAGTATCTGAGCGGCGATATCTCCAAGGAGATGTTTCCGGTCGCAAAGAAATTCATGTGCGAGTGCTGCAGAAGGAAGATGATGTCGAGAAAATAATTATCTTTGTAGACATATCGCTCTCAGAACGATTGACCGGCTATCCGCTTGCCGTAAAGCGGAACAGATGTATTACAAACGTATTACAAAGAAAAGCTCATATTAAGGTAGTCATCTACTTTAAGTTCCTGATAGTTAGGCGTATTGTTCCACGTGGAACAATATAATTCCTAAACTTTAGATAGCAGTTCGATTCTGCTCGGGGCTACGAGATGCCGAAAGTATTGTAAATCAATGCTTTCGGCATTTTCTTTTACAGGTGCGTTGTCATCAATTTTCGGCCAAATATTGGATTTAATGTGATAATCGCATATATTCGCAGTGCATTTGTATTACAAAATCTTTACGAAATATTATGAGCGTTACCTTTAAGGCCGTCCTGTTTGACCACCACCGCAAAGAGGACGGAACAAACTTTTTCCGTATCCGCGTGACACATCAGCGGAAGCAGAAGTACATCAAGACGAATATCTGCGTAGTTCCTGAAGACTATACCAGAAGCGGCAATCTCAAGAGGGACTGTGACAAGCTGGACCTGGTTGAGGACCTTGTAGACAGAATGATTGAGGCGTCGAATGAGATTGATACCTACAAACTGAAATCTATGACCATAGACGAGGTCGTGGCCTTCGTGGAGGGTAAGATGGTCGAGCCGGATGCGTTCCGCTTGGATTTTGTCGAATTTGGCCGCAAGATAGCAGATAAGAAGTCGGTCGGAACTGCCGCAGTATATCATACCTCTCTCAATGCCCTGGTGCGCTTCTTCAAGGGAAGGAATCCCGATATCAAGGAGATCACCGTCAGAAACCTCCGCAAGTTCGAGGAATTCATCAAGGTCGAGCCGGTCATCAAGGTGAACTGGAGGACGGGAGAGGCTAAGGAGATAGACAAGGGAAAGGGTGGCCGCTCGCTGTCGCAGTATCTCGGCGCCATCCGTCATATCTACAAGGAGGCCCGCAAGGAGTTCAATGATCCGGACCTCGGCAAGTTCCCTATCTCGGTGGATCCATTCGAATACTATTCAGTTCCGAAGATTCCGGCGGCAAAGCATCGTGATATCTCCGTCGAGACGATTCAGCTGATGATAGACTCAAGACACCAGCTGGAAGGAAGGGTGAGGATGGCGGTGGATGCCTTCCTCATCAGCTTCGGTCTCCAGGGCATGAACGCCATTGATCTGTTCGAATGCGGAAAGGTCAAGGGGAATATGCTGACGTACTGCAGAACCAAGACGACCACAAGAAGAGAGGATGGCGCAGAGATGTTTTTGCGAGTTGAGGAATGCATCCGTAAAATCATGGATGACTACAAGGATAAGGAGAGGTGCTTCGATTACCACAGACGCTACAGTAATCCCGGGACCTTCACCACGGCGCTGAACCAGGGCCTTGCGAGGTGGTGCAAGATGCATGGCCAAGATGTGTTCACGTTCTATTCGGCCCGTCACTCATGGGCGACCATAGGACGCAGCAAGAGGTGCAATATCGACAAGGGGCTCATCACTGCCGGCCTCTGCCACGTATCGGATTCGCATAATTCGGACGATGTGTATATCCGCCTTGATTGGGAGATGGTTTGGGATGCCAATGCAAAGATCCTTTCCGTATTCGATTGGAAATAGTTCGCAGTTATCATACCCGTGTCGCTTTGGTACGGGTATTGTCTTATGCTGGGTAACGTTAATAAAATCAAGTATGGGACTTTATGGAACTAACGGCTGCGATATGACCGTTTTCAAATCAAAGGCAGGCGCGATATCATTCGCGATTATGATGTGCACCACAATCAGCGCAGATAATGGTCAGAGGACCGTAGACTACGAGGGCGCTCAGAAGCTGTACGACTTCATTACCGGCAACGTGACTCTTCCGGACGTGGAGCGCGATGCTTACGCGGAGATGGTTGATTGCCTGCCATCTCTTGCGGGCCTTGCCGTCGCTAATAAGGAGAAGACCGTTCCTGCCGCAGTGGAATAGCATCGCGTCTCAGCCACAATCGTGGCAGCTCCGAGATGCACAGAGGGAGGCACGTGAATGTGTCTCCCTCTTCTTGCGTCTACCAATTATCGTCAGTTAGAATAGTGTCTTTCTTCAAAGAAAAAATATTGTCCAACTGCCGGCCAATGATAGGCTCTATGTATTTTTGTAGTTGCTTTGATGGCTGACCTCTTTTTATACCGAAAGAAGCAAGGCTTGTTCTTTCTCCAGCCGCGCCTAAGGCGGTGGCCATATTACTTACCAGATACATATTCTCGACTGTTACTCTATATCGCCCATCTTTAATTTGAATAGTCGCAAAGGCTGTCATGTCGTTAAGGATAAGATACATTGGTATAGAGCCTCGAGAGAATCCCGCTCCTTCAAAGTCTATAGGCGTGAGCGGTATTCTGCAAGTAATAATACCTTCGGCGCTTCCAATATCGCTGACAGATCCTGAATTGTATAGCTTGTTCATTATATCCTCAGAACTTAAATTGCTCTGATAAACCTTCTGCCATACAAGGTCATTGTCTGTTACCTTGAAATCTGTTTGGGCTGCAGCTATGGATACGAATAATACCATAACTGCTAATAGAATGCTTCTTTTCATTTTGTTTATTAGTCTTTAGAAAATGTATAAAACGCTATTGTATTGCTCTGTAAAGCCGATTTGTGGCATATCCATTGCCATAGTTGAGGCAAAACGAAAGCGACAATGGCACAGCTTATCTATCTCTTGTTATTCGCGGCGATCATCGCCAGCAGCTCCGAGTTCTGCTCCAGAACCTTCTCGGTAACGCGCCTCTGCGCGGCTACTTCAGCCACAAGCATTGCAATGGTTTTGTCTGCATTTACATTTATTTTATTCTCTTTTATATCATTTCCAGCAATAGATACGGAATGATCGCTCGAAACTGCTGAAGAATCTTTCAGCATCTCGCCTTCTCCGGTCAATAGCCAGACTTTATTAATTTCAGGAAATTCAGAAATAATCTGATTTGCGAGCTTCTCACTAATGCGCTTTGTCTTACCACTGACGATGTCGTAAATGGCTTGAGCACGCTGCATACCGAGCTTTTCAGAAAATTGCTTGACATTTAACTTGCTGTAATCGAGCAGTTTGATAATAACTTCTTTCATAGAGAAAAAATATTTGATTAAAAAATTCAGAATAGTTCTTGATAATTCAGAAAAAATCTGTACTTTTGCAACCAAGTTAATATATCAAGTGCGAATATCCGAAAAAAATCTAAGAAATGAAAACGATGGACAACAGCAGAAGAGTCAAGATCTACGCGGTAGGCGTAAGCGGCGGATGGATGGAGATGGAGAGCTATGAGAACCTCACTCTGGACGAAGCATTCGAGGCGGTGAGAAAGGCTCACGAGGTCTATCCGAATCCCATAGCTAAGATATTCTAACGAAGTGAAGATGATGGATACAGGAAGGAAGTTAAGCATTAGCACCATCAGCGGAAGGTTGAGGCTGATGAAGATAGGAGAGCAGGCTGAGTTCTCTCCCATGACAAACGAGATCACGCTCCGCGGGAACTGCTCGAGACTGAAGAAGGACGGAGACGGAGAATGGTTCGTCGGAAAGCAGTTCGAAGGTGGCAAGGTAGCCAGATACGTAGTTGTAAGATTGAAATAATACTGTTGAGGTATGACAGCGACAAGCATATTGCAGATCATTGACGAGGTGCCGGAGATTGCGAGACTCCTGGTGCTCGAGATGGACAGGATAAACAAGCCTCAGAGCGACCTGATGTCGACAAGCCAGGCATTCCGTGAGTACGGGCAGGCGTGGGTCAAGAAGCTGCTTGAGGCGAAGGCTCTCAGGGTCGTGCGTCACGGCAACAAGAAGATGCTCTCGCGTGCAGAGATGGAGAGGGTGAAGGCAAAGGAGAACACCGCGGCAAGGCTGCTGATAAAGAAGAAGAAGGAGGGCAGCTGATGGAGGAAATGGGAGTTGTGACAAGAATGGAGGTCGAGCAGCTGATGAAGAAGGCGTCCAGGCAGAGGGCAAGAGTGATCCGGGAGCTGATGGAGAAGGTGGCGGCGCTGGAGGTTGGGCAGGAGCATTATCAGCCCTTTCTCTCTGCGCTTCCTAAGACAAGCGAGCTGAAAGACCTTGCAAACGGATTGAGTCCGGATATGGACTTCAATATCTTTGAAACGATTAACGGATACCGATTCATCCGTATCAGATAACCGCCGTGAGGCGCCTTGAAGAAAACCATAATAGATTGTTTTAAGATTAGTACAAATGCACACAGGCTGGAGGCGCCTGACGGTTCTTCCAGCCACCAAGCCGGCAGAGGCAGATGCTGGGTTCTTCATATTAAGGTTTAGAGGTTATACATGAATACACACCTGGAGCGACTGCCTGCGCTCCGCAATGGGAAGGGATGCTCTAAGAGCTGATAGTGTTTTATCGCGGCTGATCCCGCACCTTCCCGCTAACGTCGCGAGACGCACTTCAACAACAGTTTTTTCATGAATTAAGGTTCACTTCAGGTGCGGGCCGGATGGCTCTGGCCCGCACCTCCAAAGCGCCCATAATATGAAACTTGTTAAACGGAGTAATAAGGTTTTTCTTAGGGGTTGAGGGGCGCACCCCATCATACGGCTCTGGATAAGTCTGTGAAAAATGGGAAGCCATAAGCGATCCAAGGTATCCCTGACTGATGGAAAGACATCGCCCTGGGTGGCCTGATCCCTGCCCAGGGAGCAAGTAAGTAAACTCTAATATGTCTCTAATTATGTCTAAGAATGTCTCTAAGGAAGACCTTAAGAAGGTCAACAGAATTTACAAGGTCGTAATGTTTTCGCTTGCAGCAGCGCTGGCAATCGGAGCTCTGATCTACAATCCATTCCACTTGGCTACTGCCGGTATCATCGTGGCATATACCTTGGAAAGCGGGTTTGTTGAGAACAAGGAAGGAGGAATCAGTTATGAGTAAGTATTCAGTCAATGACAAGGTGTGGTTCATCGTGGCAGAGTCTTCTCCATTAGGGGGGGCAGGCATAAGGGCGTGATTGATGCCATTGTGCCGGATATGTTTGACGGCAGTATCCTGTACATCGTAAAGACCAGCTCCGGGGTTGTTGTTCCGGTAAGGGAGGATGCTCTGGATCATCGGGCCAGCCGCAAAAGATAGATTATTTAACCAACAAGAGTATGCCGAAAAATGGACAGACGAAGTGAAGCTGATAATGTGATTTATGGCAGTGATCAAATACCGGGACAGCGTTCCCGAGAACAAATACGAGGATGATCCTCACCAGGACAAGGAGATAGGCTCCGCATGGAGATACGAGGAGGTCTACAATCCCAAGTTCCAGGGAAAGGAGCTGACGAGGGAGGAGGCGATAGACCTCATCAATGAGCAGGGGCTCGTCGAGGTGCACAGGACTCCTATCGGCGTCATCTGGGACAAGCCGGATGAACCTATGAAACGAAAGTACGGAAGATTATAGTTATGAACGAAAGTGATTACATAGTTACGCTGGCTCCTATGAGGACAAAGCTGAAGCTGAAAGGCCACGCCTGCGACTTGTTTGCTCTGATCTACGGATATTCCAAGGATGGAGAGAACACTTGCCGTGCGTCTCTTACCTATCTCGCGGAGTGGCTTGGAACTGACCGACACGCGGTCAGTAAGCTCATAAAGAGACTCGAGAAGGCCGGATATATCAACAAGCACGAATATCTCCGCGGAGACATGAAATGCTACGAATATACCTCGAATTACGGAGCTATGCTGGCCAAGGCTGAGAGGGGTGAGAAGATGGGGCTTCCGACCGCAAAAAGTGTTGTCAAAAATACAACTGTTGTCAAAAATACAACTGTTGTAAAAACTACCCAAAAGTGTTGTCAAAATGACCACGAAAGTGTTGTCAAAATGACCACCAATAATACTATAGAGAATAATATATATACTAATTCTTCTTTTTGCGCCTTGCCGGCGGAACAAGAACAAAAAGAACAATTTGATTTTTACAAGATTTTCTTTTTCCGCAATGCGGCGGATCCGGCGGTTGAGGCGGAGCGCTTTCGCGCGTATAACGAGAGCCTCGGATGGACTAACAGTCAGGGCAGAAAATACGAGACTGCCGAACAGAGGATAGGTCTTGCGAAGTTCTGGAAGATTCAGGCAGACGGGCAGTGGGCGCGTCAGGACTATCTTAATGCGGTGAAGGAGATTTATGACCGCGCTTTGCAGGAAGAAGTACCAGGGGTTGACGCTCTCATCAATCACAAGGTTAGGCTGGTGTGGAACGGAGTGAACGAGTGCTGGAGCTGGGAGATCACTTTGGAGGCTCGCAAATGGGTGCAAGAAAACAGCTGCATGGTGCATGACGCTATGGATGCCATGCTCAGAGGCTCGAAGGTGATATTCAAGATGATTCAATAACAACAGATGCATATGGAGAAGAAGGAAAACATGAACATCACCGTCAAGGTGACGAAGATACCTGGGGCGCAGGTGCTGATTACCGGACAGCCCGCGCCGAGACACGGCGTATTTATTCCGATTGACAATCAGGCGGGAGTCTGCTGCGACGGGTACAAGAAGAAGCTGCCAGATGGCGGCACCACTGCCGGCTTCCTTGATGATGTCGAACTGAACCTGACTGCGTATGCCTTCCAGCGGGACAATGCAGGCGGAAGCACTCACGGGCTGAAGCCTAATATCTCGCCGGAGATGCTGTCAAGGATGCTTGAATCTCAGGTAAGGTCATTGCCGTGGGTCGGCTTTGTTACACCGTGGAATGTTAAGAAAGGGAGAAAATTAAATGGCTAATATACCAACAGACGAGCAGATCAGAGAAGAGCTGCACGCGACAATCAATTCTGATCCGAAACTTAAGTGCTGCGCGAACTGTATGCACTATAATCTCGTGGCTCAGTATTGCTCCAAGATAGAGAAGTCTTTCCCGCGTTACTTCTACGGATGCAAGCATTATATCACTCACGAGGAAATGCTGATAGCCAAGGCGCGCGAGAATCTTATCGAGCAGGCGAAGGAATGCGAGAAGGTGGAGTTCCTGCTGGCGATGTCCTTCACACTTGCCGGTACTACGTCACTTGTTATCGAGGACCTCGAGCGCCGCGTCAAGAGCGTATATCAGAGGGAGAAGGAAAACAAGGCAGCCAAGGCTCTCAGAAGTGACCTGCTGATGGCGGCGCAGATGGACAGGGCGTTCAAGGTGATCGACGATCATCTGGTGAAGATAGAGACGCAGTATAGGCTGTACATCCAGTCGCAGCTTGACAAGATATTCAAGAAGGAGGGATTGCCATACAATGCAGAGGGATATGAGCAGTTCCAGGCTGACTGTGGCGAAGTAGCGACCTTCATTCTCGAGATGGCGAGAGTCGGGCATCATAACCGCGAGAATATGGACAAGGTTTACCGCTACATGAGGCAGCTGGTCAATGAGAACGCCAATGAAAAGGTTGTGACCTTCTGCCTGGATGACAAGGATATCGGACATTACAGATTAAAAGAATAAGACTATGTATGACGTATTGATTATCTACGGTGGAAACACCACGAAGTCTGACGATGACTATGTGCTGCTCGATAAGCTGCTCGATCGCACAAGGGTATCCATGAACAGAGTGCCTCAGAGAGGCGAAGGCGTGAACCTCTTTATCGGGAACTACCATGTGTTTTTCGAGGTCTGTCAGGTATATACGACCTTGGATCTGACGGCTGACGAGCACTATGAGAGGTACAGGATATTGGCCGATGAGGCTGAGATCGTTGAGGAATTTAAGAAGAAGGAGGAATAGTTATGGCAAAGAAAACAATAGTCGGATATGATGTTCGAAGAAAGGATAATGATGGCATTCGCCTTTGTTGTTTGAGTCTCGCAGAAGCAAAGAGGAACTGTCCATATGGATGCGCTGTGTGGTCGACCTATAGAAAGGCTTACGGAATAAGACTTAAATTTTTCTGGTATCGTCGTTCCCGTAAGATTGGATACGACAAGTATAGCAATGTTTTCCATCTCTTCAATCTTCATGTAGGCTGGGAACTGATGAAAAGAACCGTGCCTATTGAGATAGTATATGAGCCTAAAGATGAACCAGCCTCAGGCGAATAGTTATGAAGTTGTTTATGCAGTATATAGTTTCCAAAGAAGAGCTGACTAAGATGGTCAACGAAGAGGTCAGCAAGATAATTGACAGCGGAAAACTTGATGCAATCTATGACAAGGGATTTGCAGATGGCGTGAATAAGGCTGCTCAGTGGATATTTGACCATCTTACGACAGAATACCAGGGCGCAGTTCTGAGGATTGTCGCCAAGGAAAAGGGGATGATGCCTGTCGAGTTTGTAGAGAAGTTCAAGAAGGCAATGGAGGAATAGATATGAGTGCAAGTAACTCTCTGCATTATGAGCTCTGCAAATTAGGAGCAAGTTACGTCCGCCGTCGAGGGTTTCAAGGTGGGCAGACGCCTAACAAATTTGCCGTCGTTGAACTGATTTGTGCGGGCGCTGAAGATCCGGACATCTGGGCAACAAATGGCAGCTCTACAACATTGGTGGAGGTAAAGACAAGCCACTATGATTTCATGGCGGATCGGAAGAAATATGCCAGAAGCGCTCAGGCCGAGACACTGGGACATACTGTCGGCAATTACAGGTATTACCTGGCACCTGCTGGTGTGATAGCCAAGGAGGAACTGCCTGAGAAGTGGGGACTGCTGGAATGGGATGGTAAGAAGATCAAGATGGTAGTTCGAGCCAAATACTTTAAGGTGCAGTCTGAGATGGAGCTGGCGATCTTTACGTCAATCATGACAAGGATTCTGAGGCCTCAGACATTCAATTTCAGGGAAAATGCAGAAATTAAATTTCGATAATTATGGTTGAATATAACTTTAAATCACAGCGAGCAACGACAATAGAGCAGAGCCAAAGGCTGATTGCTCTCGGTCTCAGAAAAGAGACTGCGGATATGACGCACCATTACTTGCATTCTACAGATAGCTATGAGTTGAAGGATATAGAATTCTCAAGAGTTATGCATCTCCAAGAGCTGGTAAACAAGAAGCCCGTACTTTGGAAAAGTGGTGATGACTTGTATGCTAAGGACATTCCCGCGTGGGGTTTACATAGACTGATTGAGATTCTTGACACAAATCCATTTATCTTCTACCTCAATTGCGGATATGACACTGTCATTGATCGTGTGGAGGAATACATCAGATCCGGGTTCATTGATACAAGGTATCTGGAAGAGTGGTGTTTGAATGAGGAGGAATAGTTATGAAGATGTGGATAGCAAGAGACGAGGACGGTAGTCTTTGGTTTCACGAGAAAGAGCCACACGTCAATAAGTATGCGAAAGAAGATAATGCCTTTTGGTCTTCAGATGGAGAATATTACGAAGTTGACCAAGATTTCCTCCCCGAAGTAACCTTCGAGAACTCACCACAGGAAGTTGAACTTGTTTTGAAAAAGTAGGTATGAAATTCAGTATGGTATTGGCATCCGTAATATTGCTCATTGTTATACTGTTGGCAATGCATTTGATGAGTAAGATTGAACAAAAATTCAGAGATTTTCAGAGGAATAGCTATGAGTAAATTGAGCAGATTAATGACGATGGTAGCTCTCGCAGCAGCCGCGTCTCAGCCGGGGATGACTGATCTCCCAAGAATAGAAAGGCAGTTGCCGAAGTACAAAGGCGAGTCGCCGAAATGTAAGACCTGCATTCACTTTAAAACGCAAAGAAGATGTTTTGAGCCAATGAGGATGGCATGTGAGGATTACAAACGTAAAAAGAAGAAATGATATGACGCTAATAACAATCAGCATAATTGCAGCAACCGCAATCTATATTGCGTATAACGCCATTTGTTTGGCCTTATTTTCAATTCCAGAATCGCTGAGTAACACTTATTATCTCTGGAAACAAAAGAACGGAAAAGGTTTCCTTTTCCCTATTATGATGTACCTCGTTGTAGCATTGATGATGCCTGCGTGGATTTCACTCTCAGAGGGGAGTAACTTTCAGTTTCTTGCCTTCCTTGCTCCTGCATCCATAATGTTTGTCGGAACTGCACCGAGGTTCAAGGATGGTGACTTGGAGAATAAGGTTCATACAATCTCAGCCATCATAGCAGCAGCTTGTTCACTCCTGTGGGTGGCATTGGTCACTCCGTATTGGTGGGTGATGCTGATATGGCTCGGACTGATAGCATTGGCAGCCATTCTGACAAGCTCATACAAGACTTGCCTTGTGTATTGGCTGGAACAGGTGGCATTCCTAAGTACATTCACAGCAGCAATATTGTATTCAATTTAAACTATAAAACAAATGGAAAGAACAAACAACAAGTTTATCGTTCGATGCGATAGGTCGGGCGTATTCTACGGAGAAATCGAAAGCCGTAACGGAAGAGAAGTAACAATGAGGAATGTCCGTCAGATATGGTGTTGGTATGGTGCTGCTGCTCTTCCTCAGCTGGCATCGGAAGGTACATCACGACCTGCTGATTGCAAGTTCACTGTTACCCTTGACGAGCTGACGGTGCTCGATTGTATTGAGTTTATTCCTTGCTCGAATAAGGCTGTTAAATCACTCGATGGCGTAAGAGAATGGAGAGCATAGAAGATAAGATTCAGAAGTTTCTGAGCATCAGCTCTGGCTCTGGCTCTGGCGATGGCTCTGGCTCTGGCGATGGCTCTGGCTATGGCTATGGCGATGGCTCTGGCTCTGGCTCTGGCTCTGGCTCTGGCTCTGGCTATGGCTCTGGCTCTGGCTCTGGCTCTGGCTCTGGCTCTGGCTATGGCGATGGCTATGGATATGACGATGGCTATGGATATGACGAACTCAAGTCATACAATAGATGTAAGGTCTATTATATAGACGATGTGCCGACACTGATAGATAGTGTGCGCGGAGTCATAGCAAAAGGACACCTTATCAATAGGGATAAGACCTTGACACCTTGCTACATCGTCCGCCACGGCAATAGCTTCGCTCACGGAGATACTTTGAAGGATGCCGCAAGGGATGCGCTTGCCAAGCATATGCAGAATATGCCGGAAGAAGAAAGGATAGCTGAGTTCATCAAGGCTCACCCTGATGTTAGTGCGGTTTACCCTTGTGAAGACTTGTTTAGATGGCACAATACTCTGACAGGCTCCTGCGAGTTCGGGAGAAGGCAGTTCTGCAAGGATAACGGCATAGACCTTAATGGTAGCTATACGGTATTATTCTTCTTGAATATCACCAAGGATGCCTACGGCGGTAATGTGATAAAGAATCTTATTAGAGAATATGGAGTGATGGGAGGTTAGCTCCTCCCATCATAATAGCAAAAACAGCTTATGAGAAAGGAAGATTGGATAAAGGTCAGCGATAGGCTGCCGGAAGAAGGGCAAATGGTGATGATTATCTTCTGGAACGGCGTGGTGCATACAGGTAGCCTAATAAACGGCAAATGGCACGCGAACTGGAATGATTACGATATCGACCTCGCCACTCATTGGATGCCGATAGAGTTACCAGAGGGCGTTGAGGTGAAGTAACTTTTAATGATCCAGCAGCGCAAGGATAGATTGTTGAATACACGTTGAGGAAAAAGATTCAGATTATGTCACGAACAAGACCTTTAAAATTGAGGCCACTGCCTCCGAATAATACGATGCACCAGGCTGGGCGCACTGCGGTTGAGATAATTATGGATGAGAGAGGTTCTTCCATGAAGGAAGACGTGATGCGCCTGGTTGAGGCTCAGATCGCCGGTGGTGTGGACCTTTCGCCGGAGGAGATGGTGGAGGCCGCCTTCGTGATGGTTAACAAGATAAACGACTATTTATGAGAGAAAAGACAATGAACAAGGTTATCAGAAGGAAGGTGCTGTCGTCTACTGCGTCAGAGAAGGTAGATCTTTTCCTTAATTATCTTCAGCAGCAATTCCCGCAGGCGGAAGTGGTTAAAGAGCTTCAATTTCACCCGGACAGGAAGTGGCGGTTTGACTATGCATTCCCATCGCGTAAGATTGCCATCGAGATCGATGGCGCCATATGGACATTGGGCAGGCATAATAGGCCGAGAGGCTATCTCAATGATATGGAGAAGCTCAATACTGCAGCATCGATGGGATGGCTGGTACTGCGGTTCAGCACTGACGAAAGATTCTATCTCTCTACTCGCCGGCTGATTGATGTGACGCTGGCACAAAGGGCTAACAATAATCAATGAGAACTATAGACATGAGAGCCAAGTGCTGGCTCTGCGAGCATTGCAGGGCAGTGAGCTATGCTGACGGCTCCAGCAGTATCGGATGCATGGTGCCTTCAGAGGATGGCTATCCGGTAGACATCAGATTCATGGAGGCTTGCCCGCGTGGGCATTCCCGCCGGTGTCAGGATATCAACAGACATGATCTGATGCAGGTTATCGGAAAGATATATGCTGCCACATCTGCAGCCGCTGGCGCTCTATCGCTTATTAAAATGATTGCTGAATATCCGTCGTTACGAGGCAAGAAGACGCTGATAGGTCGGGCTATTGTAGATTTGGGTATTATTCGACGGGTCAGTGATAAGGTCCCAGGGCATCGTGGCAGATACTGCTTGTATAGATGGGTTGCTGGCCCGCCATCAATCGAGATGTGTGACAGGATAACAATGAGAACTGAGGAATTGACCTACGACATGGTGCGACAAAGGAGAGTCAGAATAGACACTGGCACATCAATGCCGCGTACAATTAGGATTAGTAAGAGTATGATTGGCGTGACATCATGCACTAAGTGTCGGCTTAGCAAGGTAGAGAACTGCCGCGAGCGTCTTCTATCGCTTGGATATGACTGCAAGAAAATAAATGTAAATAAGTTGCCGAATGAAGTTACCATGGGATTCACAAATGAGGATTAGCAGAGAGGAAGGCGGATACTGCCGCGAGCGTTCTCACAGTCTCTACCATACGTCCAGGTGGACTAAACTCTCAGCCTCATGGCGTGCGGCTCATCCTTTATGCGCTGAGTGCGCTAAGAAAGGAGTTATCAAAGCAGCTGAACACACAGATCATATATTGCCTTGGCCGGTCTGTGGAGACCAGGGTTTCTTTGATGTAAACAATTTACAGAGCCTATGCGCCGCGTGCAACAATGAGAAGGGGCAGCGCGATAAAGTAGTGATAAGGCAGTGGCGTGAGCTGCAGAGGGGGTAGGGGGTTGAAATCTCTCGGAGGTATTTGCTCAAGACCACACCCCCAAAATCGCGCGCACAATGTCAGAATTTCGGGAATTTGGAGAAAATGGAAAACGCCATTCAGAGGCCCTCAGAGAGGGTTGATGGTGTCAAAAGTTATTAACGATGGCAAGGACTAAGGAAAATATCGAGGATAAGAAGCTCAGAGGCACTGTCAGGAAGGACAGGAAGCAGGTGGCCGAGGCAGATCCGGGCAAACCTATCACTGACGTAAGGTGCGCCTACCATGTCTCCGGATATGCAGAGCTGAGCAACAGAGCGAAGGCTCTCTATCGTCAGAAGTGCAAGGAGCTGGTGGCTGGCGCAGGTCTGTTCTCATCGGATCTGCACCAGGTCATCCTCTATGCCCATAGCTACGATCAGTATTGGATATATGACGACGCGGTCAAGGAGTATGGCGCCGTCCTGAAGAATACCAACAAGTTCGGCGAAGAGGTGCTTGTGGCGAATCCTGCAGTCAAGATGCGAAGGGATGCGCTCAAGGATCTTACGGCCATCGCGTCTCGTTTCGGCTTCTCTCCGGTGGACAGGGCCAAGATTAAACTTGAGGTCAAGGAGGAAGATCCTCTCGACGACTTCATGAAGATGTATGGCGATAGGTAAGGACGAAAGACTGAAAGAACTCAAGAGTATTCTCGCCACTTACGTAGACGACGTGCTCTCAGGCCGGCTGCCCAGCTGTAAGATGGTGCGGCTGGCTTGCGAGCGTTGGGCTAATGACTGGAAGCGCGATGACCTGTACTTCGACTGGATGGCTGTTCTTGCCTTCTGGGCATTCGCTCAGTCGCTGAAGCATTTCAAGGGAGAGCTGGCCGGGCAGTTCATCCGCCTGGAGCCGTGGCAGATCTTCATCGCGGCCAATGTATTCGGATGGAAGCGGAAGGCCACAAGGAAGCGCCGCTACACTTATGCCGATGTCTTTGTCCCGCGTAAGAACGGTAAGACTACCTTCGCCGCCATCATCGCTCTCTTCTGCATGATCCTGGACGGTGAGGCCGGTGCAGAGGTGTATGCTGCTGCGGTGGACCGAGAGCAGGCGAAGATCTGCTTCGAGGCTTCGAAGGAACTTATCCGTGGCAGTATGTTTGAGCGGCTTGTCCGCCTCTATACCTCCAGCATTGTCTATGGCAAGGCAGCCAGCTCATACAAGCCGCTGTCCAAGGACAGCAAGAATAAGGACGGATTGAATCCATCATGCGCGGTCTGCGACGAGCGCCATGCATGGCAGAACAATGATATTTATGAAGTGATCAAGACGGGAGTGGGTGCGCGTTCTCAGCCTCTTATCTTCTCCATTTCAACGGCTGGTACCGACACTTCACTCCCTTATTACTCCGATGTCCAGGTCCTCAAGGAGGTCATGCTCGGCATCAAGGAGAAGGACAATCACTTCATCATGCTGTATATGCCGGACGATGAGGATGAATGGGATGATCCGATGACCTGGCACAAGGTCAATCCGAACTACGGCGTCTCTCTCTCTGCATCCTACATGGAGAACGAGTACAAGGAGGCGAAGATGCGTGGCGGTACTACGCTTGCTGCCTTCTGTACGAAGAACCTCAATATGTGGGTGGATGCTCCTACGGTGTGGATATCTGACGACACCGTCAAGGAGAATAATGCCGAGCTGGACGAATCTCTGCTCCTGGGCGAGGAATGCTACGTCGGCATCGACCTTGCGTCTAAGACCGACCTCACTGCTGCTGCCTTCTACTTCCCGAAGTACAAGGCTTTCAAGATCCTGTATATCGTGCCCGAGGCTAAGGTTCAGGAGAACACTGATCGCGTGGATTACCGCTTGTGGCATGAGCAGGGATGGCTCACTGTCTCGCCGGGCAAGATCATCGACGAGGAATGGTATATGGCAAGGCTGATGCAGGAGCTCGACAAGTACAAGATCAAGTGCATCACCTACGATCCCTGGGGAATGTGGAATATGCTTCAAAAGTTCGGACGGTACCAGAGCAAGCTCATGGAGTATCAGCAGTCCATCCGCTATATGAGTGTGCCGACCAAGTGGCTCGAGTCCGCCATGTACAAGAACGAACTGAACTTCCTCGGCAATCCCATCTTCCGATGGAACATGAAGAACGTAGTCATCTATATAGACCCGAATGCCAATATCAAGCTCGACAAGGCCCGCAGCCGTAACAAGATTGACGGCGTTGTGGCGTGCGTAGACGCGCTCGGAGGATGGCTTAATTTGACATCCGGAAAAACAGGGGAAATCTATGCTACACATGGGCTTAGGACAGTCAGCATCGGCGCGAAGTAAGATTTTTACGGTTGAATAATAAGAAGAATTGTTCAACCTTGTCGGGCGTGGAATATGTACTTATCTTGCTGGCATTATGAAAGATAAGCGCAGAATATCACGTTACGACGCCATCGTCAGGCCATTCCGCCGATGGGGCGCCTGGCTGCGCGGCATCCGCGTCAGTCATGACAGCTCTCCGCTGGCACCGTATGCTACGGATATCGACTTCGGAGTGGCTGTTACCAATAAGGCGGCATTCAAGTTGTCTGCGTTCTTCGCCGGTATCCGTCTGATATCGGAGAACATCGCGTCTCTCCCTAAGTCAGTCAAGAAGGAGGATGCTCGCGGTTCGACGGTTCTCGTCAAGGCTCACGACATCAGCAAGCTATTGCACAAGCCGAACAAGTACACCAATGGCATGACCTTCTGGATGGTCATCATCACTTGGCTGAAAGGCTGGGGCAACAGCTATGCGGTGATCAAGCGTGACAGAACGGGACGTCCTGTCGAGCTGCATCAGGTGCATCCTAACTGCATGGAGGTGTCCTTCGTCAACGGCGAGAAGCGCTACAAGGTGGCAATGGCGGATCCGGACTTCCAGTTCCTTGACGGCATCTATTCCGATGATGATGTTCTCCACTTCATGGAGCTGTCATACGACGGCATCATCGGCGTCAATACCATCATCGAGAATGCGCTGGCCATCGGCAAGTCGCTTGCGCAGGAGAAGTTCGGAGGCGAGTTCTATCGTAAGGGCGGAAACATCAAGGCAGTGCTGGAGACTGACGGAAGCCTCGATGATGATATGTATTCGAGCTTCCTTGCTCACTTCAATCAGGCTCAGAACTTCGAGACTCCGCTTCTTGAGTACGGCATCAAGTACAAGCAGCTGTCGGTCAATCCGGTAGCGGCTCAGCTGGTGCAGTCAGAGACAATGTCCATACAGGATATCGCGCGAGTGCTGAACGTGCCTCCGCACATGATTGCAGAGCTTTCTCACGCCACATTCTCCAATATCGAGCATCAGACCATTCAGTTCGTGGTGTACTCCCTTCGTCCGGTGATCAAGAAGATTGAGGCGGAGTTGGAGAGCAAGCTCCTGTTCGAGAGCGAGCAGGCGGACATGGGAATCAAGTTCTCGCTGGAAGGTCTGCTCAGAGGTGACACCACTGCAAGGTCGGCATTCTATCATAACGCCATCCTTGACGGATACATGACTCGCAACGAGGTGCGCGTGCTTGAAGGCCTTGCCAAGGCTGAGGGCCTTGACGACTTCCTGGTGCCTCTGAACGTGGCCACCGTGGGAGTCGACGGTAAGATTAACAGTAACGAGGCCGAGAAGGCCGCAAACGAATAACGATATGAGTAAGACTTTCAATGTAAGCTACCGGCACTCGGAGATACGCGAGATCCGCAAGAAGGAGGATGAGAGGACCATCACCTTCGTCGCGTCTGACAGCACTCGCGATTCTGCCGGCACCGTGCTGAACCAGGACAACTGGGACCTCACGAGGTTCAATAGCAACGGAATCATCGGCTACCAGCATAAGGTGTACGGTGGCTGGGATGATACCGATAATCCGGACAACGTAATCGGCAAGGGTTACGCCTATGTCGAGAACGGCAAGCTGATGGTGGATATCACTTTCGAGCCGAAGGAAATCAATGAACTTGCTGAGAAGATCTACCAGAAGATTATGTTCGGCTCACTCCGTGCAGTCAGCGTGGGATTCCTTCCTATTGGCAAGGGCCGCTTTGGAGAAGGAGCAGACGCAGAGACATACTACTTCGCCGGTCAGCAGCTCCTTGAGGTGTCAGTGGTGAATATCCCGTCTAATCCGAAGGCTCTTCGCAAGTCAATGGAGGCTGAGAACGACTTCCTTGAGGCTGAGAGAAAGAGGCTTCTCGAGGAGACGAAGGTCGAGGAACCGGCACCGGAGCCACAGGAGGAAGAGCATGATCAGCGCGACCTTGATTTGGAAATGACATTACTTCAGGCAAGGGCCTACCTTGCATAACTATTAACAATAATTTTTATACGCTATGAGAAAGATTGCAGAGATTCGTAACGAACTCACTCAGGCAGCAGAGGCTGCCCGCAACATCGACCGCAGCGACAAGGAGGCGTGCGAGAAGGCCATTGAGAAGGTCAATGAGCTGATCCGCGAGCTTAACGCTGCCAACGCAGCAGAAGCTGCAGCTCAGGCTCTTGCCGAGCGTTCATTCCAGGAGAAGGAGAAGGCAGCTGGCCGCTCATTCTCTATCGTAAAGTTCCTTCGTGAGCTCTCTGAGGGCAAGGGCCTTACAGGCCTTGAGAAGGACGCAGCAGACATGGGTGCTGAGGAATACCGCAGACTCGGCCTTGCACAGCAGGGTACAGTTCTTCCGGCTTGTTTCCTCCGTGCGTCATCTGGTCAGAACTATACTGTTCCGGCAGAGGGAGGTAACCTTATCGAGACTGCTCCGGCTCGCTATATGGCGGACCTCAAGGACCGTCTCATCGTCAACAGCCTCGGAGCGACAGTTCTCACTGACCTCGTGGGAACAGTTCCGTTCCTCAGCTCAAGCTCATTCGTGGGAGGCTGGGGCAACGAAGGTGATGAGGCTCCTATCGAGAAAATCAACTTCTCAAAGATCACTCTCACTCCGCATCGTAACTGGGTGGTAGGTGCTCTCTCTAAGGATCTTCTTCGTCAGACATCAGTTGACGTCGAGAATCTCATCAAGAACAAACTTCTTGAGCGTCATGCCGAGATGATCGATATTGCTGCCTTTGCAGGAACAGGCACTAACGGTCAGCCTACCGGTATCCTTAAGACTGCCGGCATCACAACTATCGCGGGCGCTACTAACGGCGCTGCCATTACCTGGAAGAACATCGTGGCTCTCGAGACAGCGGTGAACTCGAACAATGCAAACAAGGGTAGAATGGCTTATGCGACTAATGCAAAGGTGGTCGGAGAACTTAAGACCGTAGAAAAGGCTACAGGCACAGGACGCTTCCTCACTGAGGACGGAAAGACACTGAACGGCTATCCTATGGAGTGGTCGAACATCGTTCCTTCTAACCTCACCAAGGGCTCAGGCACCAACCTCTCGGCTCTCATCTTCGGTAACTGGCAGGACCTCGTAGTCGGTCAGTGGGGTGGTATCGACATCGTGATCGATCCGTTCACAGCGGCTCGCAAGGCTGAGATCATCATGACTCTCAACGCTTGGAACGACGTGAAGGTCGTGGAGCCTAAGTCATTCGCAGCAGTCGTAGACGTAATCGCGTAACCATGTTCGAAAGGTCTTACATAGATGCCTACGTCCAGCCTTCGCTGGAAGATCTCAAGAGGCACCTGAGGATTACCTCTGGTGACCTCGACGAGACCTTGCAGCCTTGTCTGCTGGCCGCCATCAATTCGGCGGAGCATCATATCGGTAAGATCATCGCGCGTTCCGAATTCACTTACAGCGGTTTCTTCATTCGCTCCCTCGACCTCCGTGGTCCTGGAATCGTGGTGAAGTCCGTTGAGGTGGACGGAAAGACACTTGGCATCGAAGACTACGATCTCGACGGTCGCACGCTGCTGATATCTCCGAATGTGATAGGCAAGGAGATGCAGATGGTGTACGAATCCGGTATGCAGTTCGTGGACTTCGATATCAAGGCCGCGATACTTCTGACTGCAGCGAAATTGTTTAATAATCCGGCTGACACAGTCGAGGCGATGCCGAGCGTCGCCAAGAATCTGCTGCGGCCGCACAGATCATTCGGAATAGATGGCTAACGACGCTCTCATAGGCGAGATGGACACCATGGTCACCATCCTCGAGTGCGTGATATCTACCGGCCTCCAGGGCAACAAGAAGGTGGAGCATCGCCAGCATTCGAAGGTGTGGGCGAAGGTGGAGCGCAGCATCAACGAGATGGTCGGTAACGGCAATCTCGAAGAAGGCAATACCATCGAGCTTACGGCGTACAAGATTCCGGGATTGACGGTAAGATGGAGGGTGATCGTCGAAGGCGTGACCTACGAGATCACCGCCATTGATCCGATATCCAGGATATCTCCGCTGAACGTCCTGACGCTGTCTGCAATCGATTAATCTTCGACTGAGATGGGCGTTCATATTGAAGGCGTTGAGGACTGTCTGAAGATGTTCGACAACGCGCCGGCCAATGCCGTGAAGATATGCACCAAGGCGATGCGTGCGGGCGCAAGGGCATCTGCGAATCACATCCGCAAGGCCACTCCCAAGAGATGGCGAAAGCTGGTCAAGAGCCGCGTAGGCAAGCTCGCTGACGGAAGCCCGTGGGCACGCGCCGGCCTCTATAACAACAAGCAGGCTACCGGCAAGCAGTCCACCAAGGGAAAGGATCCTGCCTTCGACTGGTTCAAGGCTTACTGGGCGAACTACGGAACGCTGTCGCGCCGAGATCCGACGCATCAGTTCCAGTACAAGGTAAAGCCCAAGAGTAAGGAAAGGCGGCAGTCGGTGGGACAGCCGGCACAGAACTTCTTTGAGAAGGCCATCGTAGGATGGGAGGAGAAGTTTGTCGATGCCTTCTATGCCGAAGTTGAACGCAACAAGGACGAAATGTATCAGAGATGACAGAGAGTATAGGAATCAAGATCAACGAGATTGTCTCGCAGTTTGTCGACGTCTACCTCGCGGAGGCGGAGACCGAGGAGTATCCGTATGCAGTCTACACTTCTACCATTACTCCTGTATATACCAAGGATGGCATAGACCATTACCAGTCTGACGTGGTGATCACCATATATGACAAGGACCTCGATGCCATCAATCCCACAGCCTCCAAGATTCAGCAGGCCATCATCTCGCTGATGAGCGGAGGGAAGTATTCAGCCAGACAGCTCCGCGACTATTCTGATTGCACCGATGGCGTCTGGTCAAGAGAATTGAGTTACACAATTAATCAATACAACTGATATGAGCATTCAGGGCTACAATATCGCATTCAAGGTGGACGGCAAGACTCTTGCCGGACGCACACAGGACGACCTCAGCATCTCTGCGCTGACCAAGGAGAGTCAGACCAAGGATGACGGAGGAAACACCAATTCAGTCGTGACGGGCCACGACGTAACATTCAGAGCTGCCGGACTCATGGACACCGGATCCGGCGAGAATCTCGGCAGAGACGAGATCATTGAGCTTGCGCTCAAGACCGGAGACGACGCCAAGATTCCTGTAACCTACGGACCGGCATCCGGCACCGGAGCGGTTTACCAGGGCACGGCGGTGATCACCGGCTACACCGAGAGCACTACAGCCAATGGCGACGCCACTTATAGCCTTGACTTCAAGATCGCAGGAAAGTTCACTAAGGTAGAAGCGTAATCCATGAACAAGAGTTATATCACTATCGATGGTCAGCAGCGCCGCGTTGAGGCTAACTGGAATGCCATCACCTCTTATCTTACGGCAAGAGGAAAGGACAGCCTTCAAGGTCTGTCAGATATATCCTCTCTCTCTCCGTCTGAGCTTCCGCATCTGATGGCGGCCTGCGTGAATGAGGGTGAGCGTCTCGAAGGTCGCGAATCTTCATTGACAGCGGAATGGATTGGCGAGAACTGCGGCATGGCGGAGCTCACCGAGTTCGTCTCTGCGTTCTGCAGAATGGTTACGCCTCAAGTTCCTGCCGACAAGGCAAAAAAAGGATAGAGCCTTCTGATCCTATCCCTCTGACCATAGGGCAGGTCAGAGGGTGGGCTCTTGGCCTTCTCCACTTATCCAGGAATGAGTTCTATCTGATGCGTCCTGGCGAGTTCTGGGAAGCGATGGATGCTCACTCCAAGGAGAAGGAGGCAGACCGAAGACACGCGGGAGAGCTGGCGAGGGGAGCCTCTCTGCGAATTTTCAACGCCCTCGTGACGGCCAAGTCCCGCATCGCTGATCCGGCAGAGTTCTGGAGGATGCCGTGGGATGAGGCGAAGATAGATGAAGGACTGGAATACCTGCAGTCGTTAACTCAGGATGAACGGGCTGAAGAGGCTCGCGAATTCATTAACAGAATAGGATGGTAGCATATGGCTAAAGGCGCTGATATGAAGGTCAATATGACCGCTGATAACTCCGATCTTGTACGGAAATCTAAAGAGTCGAAACAGGCTCTCAAAGACTTCGAGAAGGTCGGAGATGATGCATTGAGCAGACTCGGCGAGGCTTTTGGCGTCAACACCGGCAAGATCGAGCAGATGAGCTCGGCTCTCCGCGGTCTCGGCGCAAAGATGTCTGAGTCGGGCAATGCCGGTACCGCGGCATTCGGAAAACTGCTGACAAGCGTGAGTGGTCTCAGTACCGCTATCGCAGGCATCAGCATCGGCGCGGTTGTAGCTGGCTTCAAAATGCTGAATGATGAGGCTGAGAATTTCAAAAACACGGTGGCCGGTGCCAATATGGAGATGGCCACTGCAGCCTATATTGATACCTACCGACAGGTGATTCATGATTTCAATCGTGAGATTGGCCAAGGGACTGCGGAAGCGCAATCTTCTTGGAAGAAGTTCTGGGGGACTATCGGCGCAGGTATGAGAGCGGCATTCCAGACGGGAGCCGTCGCAGGAGCAGCTGCTCCTGGTGACTTCAACAATCAAGCGCTTGTAACCTACAACAATCTCCTTACCGAAGCCGGGCAGAAGGCAAGAACAGCTGAGGAAATCTCGAATGAGATGTACCAGGTCACTCGCCAGATGTCCGACAAGACCGTCGAGTGGGCGAGAATGGAGCGCGAGATCGCCGAATACAAGCGTATCGCCTACGACAAGACATCAGCTACTGCTCAGCAGCAGGAAGCCTTGAATAAGGCTGCTGAGCTAATAAAAGAAAAGTTTGGCGAGCAGGCTGAATTGCAAGGCAAACTTGCAGACTTGCAAGCGGAGTATAACTCTCTTGCTGAATCATCTGTTGCAGATATCGACAAGGCGAATCAGCTGAGGGTGCAGGCTGAAAATATTACCGCGTCAATGAACAACGCTTTGCGCGAGCTCTCAGAGCGTCAGGCTTCTGTAGCAGCCAATGCTAAAAAAGAAGCGGAAGCGAGGCAGGCTTCGTTGGCTGCAGCTCAGGCTTTAGCAGCAGAGCGGAAGGCGTTGAAAGAATGGGGAGCAATATCTGAAGGCAATACACTGAAAGATTCATTGCCTGGCCAGCTTGCTGTGCCGGACGCTGGAATTGCAGTGCCCGTGAAGCCTGTACTGGATATCGATTCGGTAGTCGATATTACTAATGAGCTCCAGTCTGTACTTACTTCAGCATTTGACAGCATTGGGTCGTCCTTGGGAGGGTTGATAGGAGACCTTGCTACGGGTGGCAATGCATGGAATAACTTTACCAATTCGGCAATATCTGCATTTGGTGATATGGCAATCTCAATAGGTAAGATGGCCATAGCTACAGGCGTCGCGACACTTGGTATCAAGACTGCGCTGGAATCACTCAATCCATACGTAGCTATAGCAGCAGGTACTGCCCTTGTGGCCCTCGGAATGGCTGTAAAGTCAGGCCTGAGCAATATCGCGTCAGGAGGTTATAGCTCATCTGCATCGGTGGCTACATCTGGCAATTATGGCTCGTCGACATCTCTCGGTACATCCTTCGATGAGCGCGAGGTCAATGTCAAGGTGACTGGAAATCTATACGCCTCAGGCAATCAGCTGATGGCTGTAATCGAAAATGAGAATAACAGAAAGAACCATACGACATAATGGCATCATACGGCATCATATACGAGTTTCTTTTTAGCGACATCAATGGCGATGACGTGAATATCTTCATCTTGAAGAAAAACTACACCGGCTCGAGAACTCAGAGAGCTGTAGGACGTGCTCCTATGCTTAAGAGAGAAAGGAACGGAAGCATTCTTGGTACTTCCTTGGAGATTTATGCGGAATGCAAGATAGACGGTGAGTTTGCCGAGCTGTACACGTCTTCTGCGGATGAGTTTCGCGTTAATGTCTACAAGTCCCGTAATCTTATATGGCAGGGCTATATAAGCCCAGAGCTTTATTCTGAGCCTGATATTGCGCCGCCTTACGACGTGCAGATCATAGCGACCGATGGACTTGGAGAACTGAAGAATCACAGCTACCGCCTTCTGGGAAATGCATCTTTAAAAAGTCATATTCAGCACGCACTGGAAGCAACTGCTTTACCTAACACTATTAATCTCATATCTTCCCTTTCTTGGGATGATGACACTTCAGCAAATAGTCCGGGACATCTGCTCAATATGATGACGGATCTCAGCCATATGGCTGAGGAATCATGCTATGAAGTCCTGCAGAGTATCCTGACTTCTCTGAACGCCTGTATCACGCAGCAGAATGGCGCGTGGATGATAATTCGCGAGTCTGACTTGTATCTGAATACTCAGGTATTGCCTTCTGCAATATTTGGATCCAAGAATACTTCTCAATGGTGGCCGATAGGCAATTTATCCATCGACATAATGCCGGCAAAAAAAGAAGTTTCCATAATTCACGAAAACCAATACAGGGAAAATATTCTACCGCCAATAAGCATGGGTGTAGTCGCTGGATGGGAAACTGGCGTAGGGTGCTACTATAGCGCGGCAGAAGGAGGATGGATAATTCCCTCTCAAGCAGGTCTCAGTTATAAGATTGACTCCCATGAAAATCCGTTCCAGGCTGACCTTCTTCTTCGTGTCAAGGCTCGCTGTCTTGCAAAAGAAGGTGAGACTGCCGCCTCAAAGCTATCAGTATATATGGAACGAACATATAACGGGAATACCTATTATCTTGCTCGTGATTACCTGTCTGATGAAGACAGGGTGACCCTGTATTGGAGCAATGCGATGATGGGCTACGTCTATGCCTGGGATGCTCCGGTTGCAGAACAGGATGTAGAACCAGAAATGCATGATATTGAAGTTCTTATTCCGATTAAAGGCGGATCCTATGCTGAGAGTCTTGATATAACTATCGGCAATCCGTATCCTTCTCCTTACTTGCTTTGCATATATTCGATAGAGCTTATGCAGGCAGAGCAGACGCGAGGTAGTAAGGTGACTGTGTCGATTGCAAATGGTGCTCGAGAGAAACTGAACGAGATTAAAGTCTCTCTTGCCAGTTCTTCTGATTCTTCTCTCCCGGAACTGCAGTATGGTGTGCTTCGTCTGAATGGCGGAGTGGATGAATGGCATACGCCCAGCATTTCTGCCACTGGACTATTGAGTTTTATAGCAAAAGACGTAGCCATGCAACACGCGCTTCCGCGTATGAGATATCGCGGCAAACTGAATGTGCCGAGCAATGTAGACGACTCTTATATTCCGATACTATTCCGACGCGATGATGCATATTACTTTCTTAATACATATTCTCACGATCTGTTGAACTCTGAGCTGGAAGTCGAGTTGATCAGCATTCCTAATGCTCAGCTTCAGATAGAGTCTGAGACGGTGATAGAACTTCCGGTTTCTGGCTCGCCTTCCTCATCTTCGGGTGGCAGCACCGGAGGAGGTGGAACTTCCGGAGGTGGTTCTGACATCGTAGTCGATTCAGTAATGTCCGACACTTCTACTAATCCTGTGCAGAACAAGGTTATAAAGGAATATGTAGACCTTCATCCTCAATATGAGGTGATTGAAGAAGTTCTGAAGCCGGAGCTTCCGGTAATCAATCTTGCGGACTATGCTACAAAAGCGTGGGTAAGAGACCAGGGATATGCCTATTCCCTTAACACAAGCGCGATGATAGCAGCACTTGAAGAAAGAATCGCGGCCATCGAGAAGATGCTCGAAGGTACTGGAGGTGAATCAGGATGCTACTTTATTCCTGCGCAAGTAGTGTTTGAGGATGGCGTGCTTTCTGTAAGCTACGAAAGGGTTGGAGTAATGACCGAGCCACTTACTATAAAGACTACTGCGAAGATAATCGATTCAATCCCTTGCACAAAGGAGTCTACCGTTTCTTCAAGTCTTGCAAACCTTGTCACTATGTTTAACGCCGATGACCTCAGTGTGGTGTTTGTGAAAGGGAACGAATATACAGTTGACCTGACTGTCGTGACATCTGACAGCAACGGTTCTACCACTAAGACAGGAACATTCAAATTTATCGCATAGGAGGTAAGATAATGGCGTATAAGATACAGCTCAAAGACAAGAAAGGAAATCTCCAATATCCTGTGACAACTACCGCTTTGGTTGTAGATACGGATGGTAAATCTGTCGAGCAAAGGTTGCAGGAGCTTGCGACTTCTGGTGGTGCTGATATATCCGATTTCGTTACAAAATCAGAGCTCGCTGAAGCCGAAAAAGTAACTGCCTCTGCTCTGAATGACTTGAACACCAGAAAAGCCGACAAGCAATTTGTAGAGGATGCGCTAACGAATATCGATACTTCTGACCTTGCGACAAAAGGAGAGGTGCAGGATCTTACTGAGGAGATTATCGCTAACGAGAAGGTACACGCAGCTGCTCTGAATGACTTGAATGAAAGAATAAACGAGATACTAATACGCTTAAATAATGCAGGAATATGAAATATCTGAGAGAATTTAACAGCGAGTCCGATGTGCAGATATTTGTTCGGCCAAATGTAGTTTTGATTAACGATACAGGAAAGGTTCTGTATAATGTTGATCCTCTTGTGGGAGTATATGTTCAGCACATTGACGGATCATTCTACACGACAGCGCAATGGACTGAGAAAGGCTTTTCTAATGATCTCGCAAATGGAGTGGCAGTGGTGGCTAATGAAGCCTCATTCGTAATTTCCAAGTTGCAAATAAGTGATAGCCTGCTCTGGTCATCTAACACGGAAGAAGAAATCCCAGGAGTGACTTTAACTTCTGACAAAGATGTCGCAATGGCTGATTATAACGGTGAGTCTAATACTGCCATCATTGCTGCGGCAAGCACAATGGGAGCAGCCAACGAATGCGCTAACTATGTCTTTCCTAACGGAAACAAAGGCTATCTTCCAGCTTTAGGTGAATGGGAAGTTGCTTTTGCTAATAAAGCGCAGATTGATGCGGCAATGTCATTAATTGGTGGAACTGCAATCAAAGAAGCATATCATTGGACAAGTACGCAGTATAGCGCAAGTCGAGCTTGGACAAGGTCTTGGAGTGGAGATTATCAAGGAAATTACTCAAAAATAACCAGAATCCCAGTAAGAGCATTTACTTCTCTATAATATGAAACGATTATTTCTTTTGATTGCCCTGACTTCGTGTATGAAAATTGAAATTGTCAATATGATGCCGGATCAAGTGGACACGATAATGGTGCAGAGAAGCAAGCCTCATAAGCCATTGCCTCCGAGAGATACAACTGAAGTTAACGACACAGCAAGAGTGGAGATTGGCTTCAATCCGAGTGTCGGAGGATGGAAAGATGAAGAACAAGATGTTAACCTTTAATTTTTAGATATTATGGACATTACTTTCAACAAACAGGGTGACGAATATGTTGCCGAGTTCCAGGCGAGTGGTGATTTTAACCTTCGCATTGTCAGACCATCAGCAGGCAGCATCGCTTTCTACCAGAGGACAGCTGCTGATGGAGAGTATGCTCATGTCGACAATATCGGCAATCAGAACTACAACGTAGTGTTTGATGCGGATTTCACCGCTATGGTGTGGCCTAAGTACATCAAGGTGGTCAGCGAGGTTCAGCCGACATCAGCAGTCGTAACCTATAATGCTTAATGGTATGAACACTATATTGATGAATACCGTTAATCTTGATGATGGGAGAATCATCAAGAAGGGTTCTGGCGGTGGTGGCGGTGTCACCATCAACAATCAGAGCAAGAGTGTGGAGATTACCGAGAACGGCACTACGGAGGTGACCGCTGATACAGGCTACACCGGTCTTGGCAAGGTAACCATCAACACCAATGTCGCATCAAGCGGTGGAGGAAGCGGATGGACTGGTCATGCAGATGTGGAAGGCTTGAAGGCTATCGGATGGACTGACGAGGATATTGCATATTATCAGGAGCATGGTGTCAATTGGAATGAGGAAGACGATGAGTACCATAAGGTAACAGATGACAACAAGGCTCTTTATGGTGTGCTGACTGCGGATAATATCTCAACCTATAAGGATAGGATAGTGTATCTGCCTAAGATTGATACAAGTAATGCGACGGATATGAACAGCACGTTCGATGGCTGCTATTCTCTCGTATCAATCCCTCAGTTGGATACAAGTAATGTTACGAATATGAACAGCATGTTCGATG